CTTGAGGCTGTCACCAGAGGCGAGATCACGCGCCTGCTCATCAACGTTCCTCCTGGCTTCATGAAGTCGCTGCTGGTTGACGTTTTTTGGCCCGCCTGGGAGTGGGGACCGATGGGCATGCCTTACTTACGTTACGTGGCCTTTTCATACTCATCCGGACTGACTGAGCGTGACAATGGGAAATTTAGGGATCTCATCACCTCGCCTCGATATCGCCGCGAATATGGCCACGTGTTCCACCCGCGCAAAATAGGCGAGGTCAAGGTCACTAATAACAAAACAGGGAGCAAGCTGGCCACCTCAGTCGGCGGCATCGGCACCGGCGAACGTGGCGACCGCGTCATCCTGGACGACCCTCACAACATCAAGGAGGGTGAATCCGAGGCTGTGCGCGGCGAGACAGTGCGGTGGTTCAGAGAGTCTCTTTCCAACCGTCTGAACAACATGGCCACATCGGCCATCGTTGTGATCATGCAGCGTGTGCATGAAGCAGATGTCAGCGGGTGTATTTTAGAGCTAGGACTGCCGTACGTTCATCTCATTATTCCTATGGAATACGATCCCGGCCGGAGCTGTGAGACTGTCATCGGCTGGGAGGACCCACGGACCGAGGACGGCGAGCTGGCATGGCCCGAGCGTTTTCCCGAGGAGCAGGTTGCTGATCTCCAGCAAACCTTAGGCCCGTACGCCTACGCCGGACAATATCAACAGTGCCCTGCACCACGTGGCGGCGGAATAATTTTACGTGAGTGGTGGATGCCGTGGGACAGCCCAGACAACAGCTTCCCAGCTATGGAGTTCATCATCGTCAGCTGTGACACGAGCTATACCGAAAAGCAAGAGAACGACCCAACAGGCTGCACAGTGTGGGGCGTATTTCGTCAGAACGGTCAGCCAAGAATAATGTTGATGCATGCCTGGCGCAAGTGGCTCCAGATGCACGGCAAATATGAAGCGATGCTTCCGGGTGAGACTGCGCTGCAGTTCCAACGCCGTACTCAAAAGGACTGGGGCTTGGTCGAGTGGGTGGCATTCACCGCAAGAAAGTACAAAGCCGACAAGGTCCTTATCGAGGCCAAAGCATCAGGCCTAACCGCAGTGCAGGAATTGGAGCGGCTGTATGGCACAGAGCAATGGGGCACCGAAGCCGTTTCCGTTACCGGTGACAAGGTTGCGCGCGCCCATGGTGTCAGCCCGATTTGGAGTCAGCTGCTTGTTCATGCCCCAGACCGCGATTGGGCGGACCTGGTCATTGATGAGATGGCCACGTTCCCTAAAGGTCGCTACAAGGACCTAACCGACAGCGCCACACAGGCTGTGAAGTTCCTCCGTGATGCGGGTCTCATCGTCCATCGTCACGAGATCGCCTTCGAAGAAAATGAGCTGCGAACCTTCAAACCCAACAAGCGCACCCCAGCGCTTTACCCATGTTGATGGAGACCACCATGGCCACTGAAGCTGAGACAGGTGCACGCATCAGCCTTGCTGACATTGAGGCGAACATTCATGCTCAGGTTTATCTGACTGGGCTTGACGCGGTCAAGGCCGCAGCGAGGCGCACCAGCCTCGGCACGGAGCAAGACTACGAGTATTACGCCCGCAAGTCAGTCGGCAATTCAGTGGACAACTTGACGATCTGCCTGCTGGTGCTCAAGAACGGGTTCATCGTCATAGGGCATTCAGTTTCGGCTGATCCTAAGAACTATGATGCAGCTCCTGCAGGACGCAAGATGGCCTACGACCATGCAGTGCGGCAGATCTGGCCACTGATGGGATATTCGACCATGGAGAAGCTCAATGCGTAATATCATCCTGGTATCTGTCCTGCTTCTGGCAGGCTGCAACGAAGACAAGGGTGTTCACAAGGGCCAGTTTGAGCAGGCCTGTGAGAATGGGCAGGGCACTCTCGCCAGGGTCTCGCCAAACGAATACACCTGCACCTATCCTGACGGCTCTGTGATCAAAAGCCAGGCAAAGTGAATCATGGCCCAACCTGACTCCATCTGGAATCTTGGCAAGCCTGTGCCAACGGCTGATGACTTCGACGTAACAGTCGAAGGCGACGCTGGTGATCGGGAAGATGGCGTCATTGTGAGCCCAGATGGCTCGGTCACCGTTGACCTCAATGCTGGTATTGAGGTGCTGGACGAAGACTACGACGCCGAGGCTCCTGAGAACTTCGACGAGAACATCGCCGCCAAGCTCGACTCAATGGAGCTGGGCCGCATCTCGAATGAGGTGCTTGAGGGCATTGAGGCTGACATCACTTCGCGCGCTGAATGGATGGCCATCCGGGCCAAGGGCATCGAGCTCCTGGGCCTGAAGCTCGAAGAGGCTAAGGGCGACGTCGGCAGCTCCTCGGCCCCTGTTGAGGGCATGAGTGTCGTTCGCCATCCGATACTGCTCAAGGCCACACTGATGGCATGGGCCAATGCACGTGCTGAGCTGTTGCCGGCCGCTGGTCCAGTCAAGGTCGTGGACGAAGGTGATCGGTCGCCGATTGGCGACATGCTGGCCGAGCAGCTCGAGAAGGACTTCAACTTCTTCCTGACCAAGAGAGCCAGAGAGTACTACCCCGACACAGACCGGCTGATCCTGATGACCTGCTTCGGCGGTTCAGGCTTCAAGAAGGTCTTCCCTTGTCCGATGCGTCGTCGCCCAGTCAGCGAGTCGGTGGACGCCGAGGACCTAATCGTCAACAACTCAGCCATTGACCTGCGCAACGCAGCCCGCGTCACCCACCGCATTAAGATGCGCCAGTCGGTGATGACACGCATGAAACTTCTCGGTGTCTACAGAGACGTTTCCTTGACGCCTCCTACACCTGAGTCCAACGTCGTCGAGCAGAAAGAAGCTGCCATCAATGGCATCCAAGCTGATCAGACACGTCCGGAAGATGCCGACCACACAGTCTACGAGTGCTATGTTGAACTGGACATCCCCGATTTCGCCCCCAAGCAGTTCAAAGACTCTGGCCTCCCATTGCCCTATCGCGTCACCATCGACAAGGACTCTCGTGAGATCCTCGAGATCCGACGCAACTGGGCCTACGACGATGAAGACTGCCAGGCCAAGACGACCTTTGTCCACTACACTTACATTCGTGGTTTCGGTTTCTATGGTTGGGGTCTTTTACATCTTCTTGGCAACTCTGCTTCTGCGCTTACTGCAGCATGGCGTGAGGCACTTGATGCGGGCATGTTCGCCAACTTCCCTGGCTTCCTCATTGCGAAGATTGCCGCACGTCAGCAGACCAACGAGCTTCGCGTTCCAGCCGGTGCCGGTGCCATTGTCGACACACAAGGCAAGCCGATCCGCGACGTCGTCATGGAGCTGCCCTACCGAGATGTGACGTCGGGCTTGATGAGCATGATCGACAAGATCGATAGCTCAACGGACCAGATCGCTTCAACCGCCGAGTTGAAAGTCGGCGAAGGTCGCCAGGATGTGCCGGTCGGCACCATGATCGCTCAGATCGAGCAGGCCACCAAGATCGAGTCGGCCGTTCACAAGAACATGCATGCGGCTCAGTCCGAAGAGTTCGAGCTCCTGGCTGAGTTGTTCCGTGAGGATCCTGAGAGCTTCTGGCGCGGTAAGCGGCGCAAGCCTTCACAATGGTCCACAGAGCTGTTCATCAAAGCCCTCGACACCTACGGCATCAACCCTGTGGCTGATCCGAATGTGCCGAGCCACATTCACCGTGTCATGAAGGCCATGGCTCTGAAGCAGCTTCAGACCGCCTCGCCGCAGCTGTACGACGTCAAGAAAGTGGACGAGCACATCTTGCGTGTCATTGGCTGGGACAACCCAGACGCGTTCTTCGCTCCATCACAGCCCGCTCCAGACCCAACAATTGCGGCAACACAGATCCTGGCGGATCAACGCGACCGCTCCGACAAGACCAAGCTGACCCTCAAGCAGATCGACATCGTCGACAGGAACGAAGACCGCAAGCTGCGGAAAGAAGAAAGCACTGCCAAGATCGCAGTCGCGTTGGCCAAGGAGCCAACAGCTGAAGAAGTGGTCAACCGTACATTGAACAGGAACTAAGCCAAATGAGCTACAAATCTGAAGCCAAGTCCTCGGCCGCTGCTAAACTGCACCGCATGTGCGGAGGCATCGCTCACCGTGCCAAAGGCGGCAAGGTCGTGGCTGAGCCGACCAAGCGCAAAGAACCCATGATCGAAGAAGAGTTGGAGTATGAGGGCGCTCCATCCAAGGGCAATCTGAGCAAGAAGTCGCGCTCACACCCGGACGTGGCGATGGACAAAGCCCTGATCCACAAGCACGAGCAAGCCAAGCACCCTGGCGAAGAGCTGACAGCTCTCAAGAAAGGCGGCACGCCTCACCGCTCCACAGGTGGCGCCGTCAAGAAGCCAGCGACCAACATCAACATTGTGATCGCGCCCAAGGAGGGTGTCGCTCCGACTCCCGCCCCAGGCTCACTGGCCGCGCTGCCACCTGCGCCGCTGCCACCCATGCCTATGCCGCCCCCGACAGGTGGTCCTATTGATGGTCCGCCCATCCCTGGCCTGCCCCCAATGCGCAAGGCCGGTGGCCGCGTGACCAAGGTCAAGGCCGCAAGCCTGAAGGCCGGCACGCAGGTCCAGCATGCCCCAGGCAAGGACGATCTGAAGGACATCCGCAACTACCCTCCTATCACTAAGGCGAGTGGTGGCAAAGTCTATCCCAAGATGACGGCAGGCGCTGGCACCGGTGAAGGTCGTCTCGAGAAGATCGAGGAGTACGGCAGCAAAAAATGAACAGCTTCGACTCCGCAGTTGGCAAGATGTTCGGCAAGTGGCTTGATACACAGATCAAGGCCGCTGAAGACATCATACTGCTGGGTGTCGCCAGGGACTGGGCTGACTATCAGAACAGATCAGCGCGCTATAAAGCATTAACAGAATGCCGAGAGCAGTTGCTCGACATTGAAGCGGAGATCAAGAGAGGATGATTCAGTTACAGATCATTCTGCTTGCTTGCACGCTGCTTGGCGAAGGATCCTGCCGCAATGTTGAGATCAGCATGGAGCCGAGCACACCTATGACCCCTTACCACTGTCAGTTCTCGGGACTGATCGAGATTGAGAAGTGGATCAGTGAGCATCCCGGCTATTATCCAAAGCGCTGGACCTGCTCACGCCAAACCAAGGAGACCTGAACAATGGTTGCACGTCCAAGCCTGAAGATGCACCACACGCGTGATCCGCGTGAAGAGATGATGGAACAAGTTGGCGACCTGAGCGGCATCGAGGTGATGCATAATCAGGTGCTGGTGATGGTGTACGTCCGTCCCAGCAAGACAGCCTCTGGTCTGTTCCTCTCTGACACCACACGTGGTGAAGATCGCTTTCAAGGCAAGGCAGGCCTGGTCCTGAAGAAAGGACCACAGGCCTTCAAGGACGATGAGGTCAACAAGTTCGATGGCCAGGACGTTCATCCTGGTGACTGGGTATTTTACCGCGTGTCGGATGGCTTCCCATTGAATGTCAATGGCCAGTTGTGCCGGCTGCTGGAGGAAGTCCACATCAAGGGTAAAGTGAATTCTCCGGACGTCGTGTTTTGAGCTTCTGCACTGGTCGCTCAATACAGTCTCCGGCTATCAGTGTTGGGTCGTCGTTCAGTCCGGCTTCGGCGAGAAGAAAAGCCGGCACCCTACCTAAAGGACTAAGAAAATGATGACACCAGATGAAGAGCTAAAGGAAGACGATATCGTTGTTGAGATTGAAGCTGAGGCTGAGATCGAGGAAGGCAAGCCCAAGACCGAAGACGCTGTCGAGGTCATCAAGGCTCAGACCGAAGAGTATGAAGCCAACCTTGAGCGTGAGCGCACAGCCAAGAAGGACGCCGAAGAGCGCGCCAACAAGGCTGAGCGCGAAGCAGCCGTAGCCAAGGACCGTGTAAACTCCTCCGAGATTGAAACGGTCGAGGCCGCTATGGCCATCGCAGAGACCAAGAAGACTGACTCTCAGCGCTTGATGAAAGATGCAATGGAGAAGGGTGACTTTGATGCATTTGTCAAGCATCAGACAGAGTTCAACGACGCCCACTATGCATCTCGTCAATTGAGTGAGGGCAAACGTGCACTTGAAAACAGAACCAGTGCTCCGACCACCAGTGATCCAGTCGAAGGCTACATCTCGCGATTCTCATCGCGCTCTCAAGAGTACCTTCGCAAGAATATTGAGTACGTTAAAGACACCTCGAAAAACAAGAGGCTCGTAGCGGCTCACTATGAAGCAGAAGCTGAAGGCTACACGCCGGACTCAGATGCGTACTTTGAATTTCTCGACTCAAAGCTGACAAAGGCTAAGGTCGAAAAAGAACCCCACCCAAGCAGAAAGTCAACACCTGCCGCACCAGTGTCAAGAGGTAACGACTTAAGCTCGGGTGGGTCTGGTGGTGAACGCAAGGTCAAGTTGAAACCAAATGAGGCCAGAGCTGCCACAGACGGAACAATCGTCTGGAACACTGGACCCGATAAAGGCAAGCCAATAGGTGTCAAGGAGTATGCACGCCGCTTGACAATGATGGCAGAACAGAACTCTGACCAGGCGAGTTGAACATGGCGTTTGATAAAATAGATATTTACCAACGCATGTCAAGGACTGAACAACGTAACCAAGAAAGGTTCGAACAAATGCAGGAAGTTGTCAAGAAGTTCATCGAGGAAGTTGAAGAGTACAAGCTCCTCGTCGGCAAGGTCGCCGAAGAGTTCAAGGCTCTGAAGGACAAGTTGTCCGGCGCAGTTGACACTGAGAGCTGGAACGCTGTCTCAGCAGTTGTGGCTGATCTCGACAAAACCAATGCCACGCTGACTGAACTCATGACTGTCAAGGCTCCGGATCCAGCACCTGTTGAAGCTGCTCCCGAAGTCGTTGAGGTCGCCCCTCCGCCCCCGGTGGAGTAACCTGAATGGCCAAGCAACCCAAAGCACCACGTGAACCTCAAAGGGAAAACGTGCGCACACCTGGGCGTGGCCGGCAGGAAGTGGTCGGACGTGACGGCAAGTTGATGAGCCGCAAACGTGGCAGCAACACAGACAAGTTCCACATTCCTGCTGAGCTCATTCCTGACGGATGGTCTTATGAATGGAAGCGCGAGAGCTTGTATGGCCAAGAAGACACAGCCAATATGATGCACGCTGCAGAAAATGGCTGGACTCCTGTTATGTCTGAAGCGCACCCAGGAATGTTCATGCCGACTGGTTACACAGGACCCATCCGTCGTGACGGATTGGTGCTGTGTGAACGTCCCATGGAACTCACCGAGGAAGCCCGAGCCGAAGAGCGTGAAGCAGCTCGACAGCTGAATCAAGCTCAGCAGGAACAACTCGGGCTGGCAATGCCGTCTGGCTTCAACAACAGACATGAAGGCGTCCGCCCTCGGCTAGAAAGAGAATATCTGCCGGCTGACGTTTCTCGGCCAGCTTTAAAGATCGACGAGTGAAATCCGTCGTAACAGAAACTGGGGCCATGCTGGCCCCAGCCACCCGCTCCACTGACGATGCGCTGTCGACAGAGGGCATTTCTGAAACCACAGAAGGATCGTCAACATGGCGAATACTTTTGCACCATTCGGCTTAAAGCTGATGGGTGGTGTTCCAGGTGCTGCTCCTAGTGCAGAACACGTGGAGTACCAAATTCTTTCCACCGACACTAACAAGGCTTTCTTCGGAGACCCAGTCAAGCACCAGGCCTCCGGCTACATCGCTGTGTGGACTGCTGGCACTGGGGTCTCTCAGCTGGCCGGCATCTTCGTAGGGT